AACCTGGTTCTCAGAAAGGAGAAGCCTATGGCAAAGAAAATTACAAAAATTGAGCCTGTCAGCCAGAAATACACACAAGAAACAGCACCGGTTCTGCGGGTGTGCGCTTACTGCCGTGTCAGCACAGGAACTGCAGAGCAGAAGGATTCCTTTGAAGCCCAGGTACAGTATTACAGCCGGATGATTCAGGATAAAGACGGCTGGGTATATGCGGGCATTTATGCAGATGAAGCCCGGAGCGGTACAAAACTGACCAGACGGGATGAATTCCACCGCATGCTACAGGATTGCAGGCTGGGGAAAATCGACCTGATTCTTACAAAGTCTGTAACCCGGTTTGCCAGAAACACCGTAGACAGCATCAGAGCTATCCGCCAGCTAAAAGAGCTTGGCATCGGCGTATATTTTGAAAAGGAACGGGTCAATACCCTGTCAGAAAAAAGCGAACAGCTTCTGACGATCTTAAGTTCCATTGCGCAGGGGGAATCGGAGAGTATTTCTACCAATAACAGATGGGCAATTGTCCGCCGCTTCCAGAATGGAACCTATACCATCAGTTCGCCGGCATATGGATATGTCAATGATGAGAATGGAGAGCTGGTAATAGAGCAGGAAGAAGCAGCGGTTGTTCGTAGGATTTTTGATAGCTACCTTGGAGGAAAGGGTTCCTATGCAATCGCCAGGGAACTTAGGCAGGAGGGACTGCCGACCATACGGTATTCAAAAGGCTGGCAGGACAGTGTAGTCAAGGGAATTTTGCAGAATCCCGTTTATGAGGGTGACCTGCTTCAGCAAAAGACCTATACAACCGAAGGGGTTCCATTTATAAAAGGGCGTAACTGTGGACAGCTGCCGCAGTATTTGATTAAGGATAATCATGAGGCAATCATCACCAGAGAAGAAGCAGAAGCGGTGCGGCAGCTTTATGAATACCGCAGGCAGAGACAGTGTGCTGAAGACCGGACCATTTATCAGAACCGGTATGTATTCAGCAGCCGGATTATCTGTGGAGAATGCGGTTCCACGTTCCGCAGGCAGAAGATTTATATCGGAAAGCCCTATGAAAAGATACGGTGGAGCTGTCATCAGCATATCGAAGATATCTCAAAGTGCAGACAGAAGGCTGTGCGGGAGGATGGAATCAAGCAGGCATTTGTCCAGCTGTGGAACCGGCTTGCCAGTAATTATGAAGCAATCCTGCTTCCCCTGCTGTCGGTATTAAAAGCAGTTCCGGGAGATCCGGCGCAGGAGAGGGAACTGGAAGATCTGGAAAAAAGAATACAGGAATTAAAAAAGCAGAGCCATATGTTGCGAAAAGTCCTTGCGGACGGCAATATCGGCTCTGCTGTTTTTATAGAGCAGCGGAACCAGATGGATATGGAACTGGAAAAAGCCTGCCACAGGCAGCAACTGCTCAAAGAACAGAAGGTATTTGAACAGGAGATTGCACAGACAGAATACCTGCTGACAGTCTTCCGGAACCGGCCTGTCATCATAGAGGAGTTTGATGAGGAACTGTTCCTGATAATCATCCAGCAGGTAACGGTCTATCCGGCACAGCGCCTTGGGTTCCGGTTGAAAAATGGACTGGAGCTGGAAGAAACCTGTGGAAAGGCGGTGGAGTAGAATGCAGAATCATACGCCAATGGGTTATCGGATTGTAAATGGGAAAGCAGAGATTATTCCGGAAGCCGCAGAGATTGTGAAAGGAATTTTTGAAGATTATCTGAATGGAACCGCTACATACCGGATTGCAAAAAAACTTACAGAACAGGGTGTTCTAAATACCAACCGCAGACCATCATGGAGCCATTGTTCCGTAGGGAAGATTCTGGAAAACCAGAGATACAAAGGAGATGATTTCTACCCTGCCCTGATGGATGCAGAGACTTTTGAACAGGTACAGGAGCGGCGCAGGGAACGGGCAGAGAGTCTGGGGCGGAGAGCGCAGCTCAACAGTTATGCAAACAAAAGTCTGTTTGGAGACCGGATTGTATGCGGAATCTGTGGGCAGCCTTACCGAAAGTATGTGGAGCACTGCAACCAGCCGGGAGAAACCATCCGATGGAAATGCAAACGCTATATCAAAGGGAACAGGGTGTACTGCCGGAACATTTTTTTGACGGAGGAACAGATAGAGGATGCCATCCTTGCGGCAGTCAATTATTTTATAGAAAATCCAGATTTGCTGGATCAGGGAGTAACTGTTCTGAAGACGGAACTGGAAAGCGCCCAAAGCCGGAAACTGACGGGGCAGATACAGGAATGTCTGGAGAACGGGCAGTATTCGGCAGATGCAATCAGACAGCTGGTGTTTGAACGGGCAAGGGCGCAGTATCAGGAAGCTGCCATTGATGACAGCGGTTTCCGGACAGAGAAGCTGAAAGCTGCGCTTACGGGCAGAGTGCCGCAGGTACAATTTGACCCGGAGCTTTTCCGGCAGACAATTCAAAAAATAATCGTAGGGAAAGACAACATCCTGCAGATTGAACTGCTGAATGGAGTAGCTGTCGAGGTTAAAATTGATTGATGGGAAGGAGGAACTACATACATGGCAACTGTGGTAAAGAAAAATATCTCCGTGATACCGGCAATGCCTGCCTATGACCGGACGGTACGCCCCCAGATGAAAGCCCTTCGGGTAGCGGCTTACTGTCGTGTCAGCACGCTAATGGAACAGCAGGAAAGCAGCTATGAAGCGCAGGTCGGCTATTATACGGAAAAAATCAAGAGCAATCCAAACTGGAAGCTGGCAGGTATCTATGCAGACGATGGAAAGAGTGCAACCTCCACCAGAAAACGTGCAGATTTTCAGGCGATGATAGATGACTGCATGGCAGGGAAAATTGACATAGTCATTACAAAGTCCATCAGCCGGTTTGCAAGAAATACGGTGGATTCTCTGACACATATCAGAAAGCTCAAGGAGAAGAACATTGCAGTCTATTTTGAAAAAGAGGGAATCAATACGCTGGAGGGAAGCGGCGAGCTGCTGATTACCATCCTGAGCAACCAGGCGCAGGAAGAAAGCCGAAATATCAGCGAAAACTGCCGCTGGGGAATTGTCAGGAGGTTTGAGGACGGAAAGGTCATCGTCAACCACAGCAAATTCATGGGATACACAAAGGATAAGGATGGGAACCTGATTATTGTTCCGGAAGAGGCAGAGGTGGTGCGGCGGATTTTCCGGCTCTTCTTAGAAGGGAACAGCAGCTATCGGATTAAACAGATCCTGGAGGCGGATGGTATTCGTACTGCAACCGGGAATACCGTATGGCAGGCAACTGTGATAGACAAGATGCTGGTCAATGAAAAGTATATGGGAGATGCCCTGCTCCAGAAGACCTATACGGTGGATTTTCTTACAAAGAAGAAGGTTATGAATAAAGGAATTGTGCCGCAGTATTATGTGGAGGATGACCATGAGCCGATTATACCCAAAGAGCTGTTTCACCGGGTGCAGGAGGAAAAGGCGAGGAGAGCCAGTATTTACCGAGCGGATACCAAGAAAAAGAATATTGAAATAAAAGGAAAATACAGCTCAAAATATGTGCTGTCGGATATCATGGTCTGTGCAGAATGCGGACAGCCATACCGGAGGCAGGTATGGTCAAAATATGGAGCAAAGCGGGCTGTGTGGCGGTGTGACAACCGCTTGAAGCATGGCTCCAAGAGATGTAAGCATTCCCCTACATTAAAGGAAGAAATCCTGCATGAAGCGATTATGACAGCAGTTAACAGCGTAGTGGAAGATCAGGGCGAATTCGTGCAGGCATTCCGGGAGAACGTCATACGGATCATAGGGAGCTACTCTGCGGCTGCAGAACCCACGGAATACGACAGCCAGATAGAGGAGCTTCAGAAAAAGATGATGAAGCTCATCGAAGACAGTGCGAAAGCCGAGTCTGCGGATGAAGTGTTTGATAAGGAATATCGTATCATAGCAGATGAGATCAAAGAACTGAAGAAGAAAAAGACCAAGGTTGTCCGGGAGAGGCAGCTGGCGGAGTCCTATGACCAGAGAATGCAGGATATGGAAAGCTATATGAGAAAGACCAATTACCTGAAACGGGAGTTTGATGATGAGCTGGGAAGACGATTGCTGCGGGCAGTCAGGGTTATCAATGAAAGCAAGATAGAGATACAGTTTCAGTCCGGAATTGTGATGACACAGCGGATAGATTTTGAAGATTAAGGAAGGAGGGAGCCAATCCGAAGGGAGCGCTCCCGCCGGATGGCACATGGGACACTGCTAAGAATAAAATCCTCAGACGGTGGGCTGAGGGTTTTATTGTTGGCAGTGTGAACATTAGTGGATTTATAATGATTTTACATAAAACGCATTGGAATGAACCTTGTAACAAAAGTGTGTCTGTGATAAAATTTAGATATGATAGGAGTAGTTTGCGGTTCTGGCAAAAACCTTCAAAGAAAGGAAGAGCAGATATGAGTAAGAATTGGGAAGAAAAGTTCAGGACGGAAGATCTGCAGCGCCTTCGGGGGTTTCGTCTGATGGATGATGACTTCATGTCGAAATGTTTTGAAGAAAATATTGAGTGTACAGAGTTGGTTCTCCATATTGTTCTTGGAAGAGATGACTTGAAAGTGAAAAAGGTGGAGACACAGCATTTTATGAAGAATCTGCAGGGCAGATCGATTATTCTGGATATTTACGCAACAGATGAGACGGGAAAGCGGTACAATGTGGAAATCCAGAGAGCGGATCGTGGGGCAGGAGCAAAGAGAGCCAGATATCACAGTAGCCTGATTGATGCGAATGTGACTGAGCCAGGGGATAAACTGGGGAACTTAGTAGAAACCTACGTGATCTTTATTACAGAAAATGATGTGCTGGGAAAGGGAAAGCCGCTTTATCATATTGACCGAGTAATCAAAGAAACAGGCGAGAACTTTGGCGATGAGGCGCATATTTTATATGTGAACGGTGCATATCGGGATGAGTCGCCCATAGGGATTCTGATGCATGATTTTTCCTGTACAGATGCAAAGGATATGAAGTATAGAACATTGGCAGAACGTGTAAGATATTTCAAGGAAGATGAGAAAGGAGTGGCTGCTATGTGTAAGGCAATGGAAGATATGCGG